TCTTGGGACAGGTTATAACCCTCCATTAAGGCTTCAAGAGGTCTGAATCTTCCTGAACTCCATATCTCCTGTTTATCCACTTCCCTCATTATCTTAGACAGGACAAAACAATCGTGTTCTTTTGTTTTACGTACTGAATACTCCATCAAATCCTTTGGTTCCTGAGTACCTGCATTGCTTCCCAATCTGCTGACTGTAGTGCAACTGGGTACCATGAGTCACTAGTTACAGTAACTTTAACATCTTTACTATTGACATACACAGGTACTCTGAACACTCCTGTGTCGAGTGTTTTGTTACCTAGCAGGGATGAACCCACAATAACACCTGTGAACTCACTTGTTGTGATGTCTCTGTATAAAGCATCATGAGGTTTTGGTGAAACCTTCACTCTAAAGTATCCAGTTTTATCGTAGTATATTTCAAAGTTTCTCATTTGTAATCTACCAGAGTTAATTGAATTATCATTATTCTTAAGGAACTGTTCAGAGAACTGGTATTCAAAATCGTATGGGATTCCTGCGTAAATAACTGGTTGTGTGTTACCTCTTTGTATAGAGAGATCTGTACCTTTAACTAGGAAAGAGGCAACTTCAGAAGCGGTTATTTTCTCTCCTGTCTCTACAATGTATTGAACTTCTCTTTCATTAAATGTTAAGACTTTTTGATCTTTCCATTTTGCATCTTCAGATACAGAAGGAGAAACTACTATAGTGGCTTTGTTAGCAGCATCAGTTTCTTCAGTATCTATTACCTCATAAACCTTACCTCCTACTGCTTCTGCTGTAAATGTTTGACCTATTCTTGGAGAGAAGTCTCCTCCTGTATCCAGTCCACTTACAGTAATCTTAGATCCAAATAATTTAGTGAATCCTTCTACTTTATGTGTACCTCCTACAGAACCGGTATTAGTTATATCTACAGCACCTCCATTTTTAGTAGCTGACACTTTAAAAGTTCCTGCACTTATATCAGCATCTATTACAAAATAAGTTGTTACTAATGCCAGTCCTGCGGGTAATGTACCATCTGTTTTAAATTGGACTGTATCTTCGTTTTCTAATTTATGTCCTGTTGCTGTTAAAACATCAGTTGTAGCAGCAGTACATGTTAGAATAGTGGATGGGTCAAGAGCGGGTGTGACCTTAACACTTGTATCTGTTACTTTATCCCAATCCACATCTGTGTAAGGAGTTATGGTAGATATGGTTACATCAGCAGTACTACTAGTACTACCCGGATCAGTAAGTCTAATTACATTACCGGCTACATATCCTGTACCTAGTTCTGTTGTGAACACAGTAGGATTACCACCAGAGTCAGTTGTTATTGAGAAAGTCCTACCTGTACCTGATCCACTAACATTAGTTTGATGTGTACTTGGATTAACTGCTGTTAATTCCTGACTAACTTGCCAAGCTGCCGAAGGTGTTGGAGTTGAATCTGTTAGTAAACTCTCATTAGTTAGTTTAACTCTTCTATCTAATCGTATTCCTATCTTATCATCCTCAACTGCGGTTGCACTATCTACTGACAAGTTAAGTTTCTCTAGATATACTTTATCATTAGTTCCATCACCTCGTCTGAACAATATGAAGGCGACTGAGCCAACAAAGGCAACATCTATTACATCCGCATCAAATGTCCACTTAGACCATGAAGACTGTAACTTCTCTTTATCATTATAGTAGTACTTATAGACAGCCACCTCTTTCCTGTTAGTACTGGATAACACAATTAGAACTTCTTCATTAGAGGACACAGCAAGTTTCTTAACTACTCCTTCTATATACTCAGGTACATGAGCAGAAATCTCATTTGCATCATTTGTTTCAGAAGCCACATCAATGAAGTATTCTCGGATACCTGAGTATGCCCCACGTTGAAATGGAAAAAAGATCGTTTTACCAGCCGCTACTGGCTTTGCATCCGTAGAGGTCTCAAAATTGGTCGCAACGTCGACAGTTACGGAGGTAGGGGTAAGGAACTGGTCAGAAGTTAGTTTGAACTGCTGGAGATCTGAGAACAATATGAGGCTTTCCTGAAAAGGGATGGCAGATTTAAGTATGGCAACTTGGTTATTACTAACTGCCACATCAATAACTGCTGTATCTAATACGGATAGCACAGTAGTGTGAAAGAAGTTAAAGTATGACCCAACCTCAGACAGTACCACGTTCTCATCGGATACAAAGCCTAGTCGGTTCCGGTGAAAGAATATGTCGTTAATAGTGTAAAGTGCTGTACCTGTGTAGTTTGCAAATGAAGGAAACGGGTTTGTACCTGTGTCTCCCTTTTCTCGTACCCCCCATTCCACAGGTTCAAGTACAAAGTATATTGAGTCAGCAACATTATTTACTGTACCAAAGTTCTTGTAGAGTTGAACTGGCATAGTGGTGTCACTTATTGTTGTTCTTGCGTTTACTTTTAGTGTAGCATGAGAATAATTAGTTGTTCCCCCCGGATACACAGGTTGAGCAGTTTCTTTCCATACACCATCCATCCATGCCACATAGTAATCATCCTGTCCACTTGATTTATCACCAGAAACTTTTGCAATAAAACCAGAGGGAACCTTAGATCCCGGTAAGTAACCAAACTGAGCTACCTCATCATGTCCGTTGAGTGCCCTCATGTAAGAGTCACCTTTACCATCTGTTACTTCTACTGTAAAAGGATACTTACTATTTTTAATGTGGATGATACTCTCGTCACCATCTAGTGTTCCACCATCAGCATTTAAAACTGTGAAGAACTCACCATCATCTCCAGAACTATTTTGATCTGAGAATCCCTTTAATCCTCCTGATACACCTGAGTATGTTCCTTTACCAAGAACACCCATGTCACCACTATATACTGCATTATCATCAAAATCATCTGTACCTCCTGCTGCATTATATATTCCATTTTGGGTACCACTAACATTAATGGTTCCGGGGTCATTTTCTCCACCTCCCACGTTTAAATCTATTTTAACAATCTTAGATCTTGTCCCTCCCCAAAATAAAGAGTATGCAATATTTGATACAACAACTGTTTGAGAGTTATTTGCAGTCTCATTGTTACCTGAAGTACCCTTACCTGACTGTGACTTAACCTTGTTATCAGGAGTTCTAAACTTGAATTCACTTGTACTACCCACTTGTGTATCATTATCCATTACTCCATCTGAGTCAACATTAAACTGCTTAATACTTATCTTGTAGTCTGCACCATAGTCTCCCACTTTAAAATAAACAAGTGATTCATAAGGTCTATTAGGTGTAGTAGTGGTAGCTTGTTCCACTATTTTAGTTTTATTAAGTAGGAATGTAAAGTCAGCAATCGTTGTGGCAGATAACTTATTAGGTTTAAATACTTCATTAGAACCAAAGTTACTCAAGTACGTTTGTACTTTGGTAAATGAGGCCATTGAATCTGATCCAGTTATATTACTAGATGTCTTTGCATTCTTAACAAATACTTCACTACCTGCAATACCTGTTGCATAACCTGTTAAATCAATTAACTTCATTTCAGTAGGAACAGTAGAGGTTGCTCCATTTACACCATTAGTTGAACCACCTTTAACAATCATGGCATAGGCTTCATCCTCAGATCTCCTGATGGTGTGAATAAACACATCATCACTATTATCAGATGTTACACCAGCTACTTCAGTAATGTGTTCAGTACAGGGTCTCTTCTCTAATCCTCTTGCAATGTGTGAAAGACCGTTTACCTGTGTTTCACCTTGTGTTGGTAACCTGAGTGTTGCAGGTTGCTGTGAAACCCCATTAATTAAACTTGGGATTGTTCCTGATATTAGTGGCATTGTTCCTTATGATAAAAGTGCTGTTCCTCTGTCTCTCTCTACTACCCTGTAGACATCGTAAGTATCAAAGATTGTGTAGTCTCCCACATTTGATTCATATTCCATTAACTCAGACCATGCTTGTCCTTCGTCTTCTTGGAAGAACCTGTGTAACTCACCTGATCCCACAACTCTGTCGTGAAATACACGAGCAGACCTGATTGCAATGAATCTTCGTGCTGCCTCTGGTAAGTCTCCAAAATTAAAGTATGTTACAGTATTTACTGTTACATTGTCTGTAAATATGAAGGTATTATTTTGTCTATCATATAACTTATTTGCTCGTTCAGTAATGTCTTTTTGACTACTTCTTACTGTAGCAGTTGTGTCTATTCGTAAAATACTTGCACCTAATTCTATTTCTCCATTTGTATTAGGTCTCTTTATTACATCAAAATCTGTATTAAAAGTCCATCCTCTAGATTGAACTGCCCTTGATGTGTTAGTTAATATGTCT